TCTGAGATCTATGGTAGTTGGTTATTGATAGCAGGACTATTCACACGTCTAGCATCACTCTCAATCGTAGGCACAATAGGTGTAGCAATATACCATGCCATTGTCACAGCAGGATTCAACATATACTTACTAGAACTTCTAATACTATACATGGGAGGAGCACTCTGCATCCTCTTATTAGGTGGAGGAGACTTTGCTATCGACAGGTTATTGAAGAAGTTTGGTATCAAGTTTAACAAACCGCATATACCTTTTACATAAAGTTGAGTATAAATACTTAACTTTTTTTCTTTACATATCTTTACATATGTGTTAATATAAATACATTCAATGGGTGGAAACCCGAATGCCAAGGACCCGAAAGAATCGTAACCCTTCGCACAACTGCTCGCAAACCAAGACCTATAGGCAGTATAATACTTCGTCTTTCATATCCAGTAGTGAGGGATTACTGGAAATAAGTTTCGCATCTACCCTTGATGCCCTACTTAAACGTCTTACTAATGACAACTCTTTCAAATACACGCAGACAAGGCGGTCTCTTAGCAGGTTGGCCTGAGTTCTGTGAGTGGGTCACAAGCACAAACAACAGAATTTACGTTGGTTGGTTTGGTGTACTCATGATTCCATGCTTACTCACAGCAGCAGCATGTTTCATCGTTGCATTTATTGCAGCACCTCCAGTCGATATCGACGGAATCAGAGAACCAGTAGCAGGTGCTCTAATGTATGGTAACAACATCATCTCTGGTGCAGTTGTTCCTTCATCAAATGCTATAGGATTACACTTCTACCCAATCTGGGAAGCAGCAACCGTAGACGAGTGGTTGTACAATGGTGGTCCTTATCAACTCGTTATTTTCCACTTCCTTATTGGAATCTCTGCCTACATGGGTAGACAGTGGGAACTATCATACCGCTTAGGTATGCGTCCATGGATCTGTGTAGCATATTCAGCACCAGTATCTGCAGCATTCGCTGTATTTCTAGTGTATCCATTCGGTCAGGGTTCTTTCTCTGATGGTATGCCACTCGGTATCTCAGGTACGTTCAACTTTATGTTCGTGTTCCAAGCAGAGCACAACATACTAATGCACCCATTCCATATGGCAGGGGTAGCAGGTATGTTCGGTGGTAGTCTCTTCAGTGCAATGCACGGTTCTTTAGTTACATCTTCTCTAATCAGAGAGACAACAGAGAACGAGAGTCAAAACTATGGCTATAAGTTCGGACAAGAAGAAGAAACATACAACATAGTAGCAGCACATGGTTACTTTGGTCGTCTTATCTTCCAGTATGCTTCATTCAACAACTCAAGAAGTCTTCACTTCTTCCTAGCAGTTTTCCCTGTTGTATGCGTATGGTTAACATCCATGGGTATATGCACAATGGCATTCAACCTTAACGGTTTCAACTTCAACCAGTCTGTAGTAGACGCTAATGGTAAGATTGTACCTACATGGGGCGATGTACTTAACAGAGCAAACCTAGGTATGGAAGTAATGCATGAAAGAAATGCACACAACTTCCCACTTGACCTTGCATCTGCAGAGTCAGCACAGGTTGCTTTAACAGCACCTTCAATCGGTTAATAATATAACCCAAAACTAAACTGGGCACCTTCGGGTGCCTTTTTCATAGGAGAAATTAATGGTAGCATCTACCTTACAAGCACCTCAAAGAGGTTGGTTTGATGTTCTTGATGACTGGTTAAAGAGAGACCGATTTGTATTCATAGGTTGGTCTGGTCTTTTACTTCTGCCTTGTGCATACCTATCAATCGGTGGTTGGTTCTTAGGAACTACTTTCGTTACAAGTTGGTATACACATGGTGTTGCATCCTCATATCTTGAAGGATGTAACTTCCTAACAGCAGCAGTATCTACACCTGGTGACGCAATGGGTCATAGTCTATTGTTCCTTTGGGGACCAGAGGCACAAGGTTCATTCGTTCGTTGGTTACAACTAGGAGGTCTATGGAATTTCGTAGCACTACATGGTGTGTTCGGACTCATAGGTTTCATGTTACGTCAGTTTGAGATCGCAGGACTTGTAGGCATTAGACCTTACAACGCACTCGCATTCTCTGCAGTTATCGCAGTCTTCACTAGCATCTTTTTAATCTACCCACTAGGGCAGCACAGTTGGTTCTTCGCACCTTCATTTGGTGTCGCAGCAATCTTTCGTTATATTTTATTCATACAGGGTTTCCACAATATAACTCTTAATCCATTTCATATGATGGGTGTAGCAGGTATACTTGGTGGAGCATTACTATGTGCCATACATGGTGCAACAGTACAGAACACATTGTATGAAGACACATCACAATACACTGAAGGTAAGATTCAATCTACAACTTTCAGAGCATTCGATCCTACACAGGAAGAAGAAACTTATAGTATGATTACTGCTAACAGATTCTGGTCACAGATATTTGGTATTGCTTTCTCTAACAAAAGATTCTTACACTTCCTTATGTTGTTCGTACCTGTGATGGGTATGTGGACATCATCTATAGGTATCGTAGGTCTTGCACTTAACTTAAGAGCATACGATTTTGTATCTCAAGAGATAAGAGCAGCAGAAGACCCAGAGTTCGAGACTTTCTACACTAAGAATATACTTCTTAATGAAGGTATGAGAGCATGGATGTCATCTGTTGACCAACCTCATGAGAACTTTGTGTTCCCAGAAGAGGTATTACCAAGAGGTAACGCATTATAAATATTCTCGTTCGAGATAAATAGAGGGGATAAAACCCCTCTTTTTTTGTGTCTTATTATTATCCAGAAGGGTACTTCGGACCGATTTGCGACTCGGAAATAAACCCATCAACACCTGCAAGATATGTTCCTCCAACAGAAGTTGTACCTGTGGAAAGGACATTATTTCTTGATGGAAATCCTGCACCTGATCCTGAGAACCCAGAAGAGAATCAATATCTAAATCAATACTTCCCAGATATGCCACAGTTCTGGAAAGAGGTATGTAAATTTGACGAGAACGGTGTACCATTTGATTGCGAAACAATATTTACAAAACCATATCCAAAGGACGGTATACCATTTGTAGCACCAAGGTCTAATCTTTATAGTCCTGTGCTACCAACAATAACTATAGCACCTGATTCTTGTTTACCATTTGATCCTGATATTAATATCAGACCTATCACAAGATTTAATCCTGACGGAACTTCAACAACTTATACTAGAACACAGAGATCAACACCCGTAACATTTCCCGTTTACAGTGACTTGTGGAGCACAGAGGCAAACAAGTATGCAGTATGGACAGATAACTCACAGTGTAGAAGAGAAGGTGTGATGCAGACAGTGACATATCAAATACCTATCCCTGCAACAGATAACTATACAATCACTGGTGGTGGTGATGATACATTAAAAATATTTCTTAGTGGTTCAACAACAGCATTATCAAACTTCAACCCTGCTACTGGTGGTATTTTTGCATCAGGAAGTTACACTACACCATACTCAAACACTGTAGCATTGAACTCAGGAACTTTAACGATGGTTGTTCAGTGTACCAATAATGCAGGTGGCACAGGATACGGTGACAATCCAGGTGGATGGTATGTAAAAATTTGTAGAGGTGGTGCGTGCTATGAACAGACAGCAGCATCTTGGATGAGAGCAGGACCACATCAACTGTGGCCAGCATTCATGAACACTTATGCTGCATTCCCATCTAACACTGATCCCACATCAGGGTCAGCACAGACGACATCAATCTCTATTAATATAGAGACAGCAGGAAACTATGTACTAGAAGTTGCTGCAGATAACACAGCATCATTCACATGGGATGGTGCAAGCATTGGTTCATCATCTAGCACTACTTCGTCTAGTATAAATATTAATACAGTAAGTACAGGTCCTCACACGTTAGGTATTAGTGTGACTAACAATACACCTGCATCGGGGACAGCAGATACTTGGGCAAATAATCCAGGTGGAGTAGCATATACATTGAGTCTAGGTGGTACAGTAGTATCAACATCACTAGACCTTGTATCAAATACTACAACATCAAGTAATCTGGTATGGCATACTAGATTAGGAACAGGATACGCAGTAACAACAACATAGTGGAACTACCAAAGATTAAAAATGAAGATCTACCTGATAGACTCAAGGAGATTCTAGGTGATGCTGATGCTGAGTTTGAAGCAATAGTAGACCCTACAGATATTATCGATGTTCAATTAGATTTGGATGAATACTATAAAGGAAAGACAGAGACTGCAAAAATGCTTTTAGAATCCAGAGAAAAACTAGAACAGATCAGACATGACTTTAAACGACACCTTAAAACAGTGCAAGAAAATAATCAAAGCACGCAAAAAAAATAAAGCACTCTATACAAAGGCAGATATTGCCTATGTAAAAATGATTCGGGATCAAGAGAAGAAAACACTTGACATTAAGTAAGTATTAAGATATACTATATAATTATACAAAGGGATCGAAAGATCGTGCCCCTGCGTATGTAAACAGTACCCCATGTCGGGGGTGCTATCATCCGCAGGTTTTTTAGTATCTGCGAGACAAAAAAAATACAAATGATTAAATCAACAATCGCTGCTCTTGCAGCAACACCTCTTCTATTCTCTGGAGCCGCTTTTGCTGGTCCTTATGTCAATGTAGAAGCAAGTGGTTCATATCCAGACGGAGCATATGAGTCTGGTACATGGGAATTCCAACTTGGATACGAAGGTACAACTCCTAACGGAATTGACTGGTATGTATCTGGTGGTCCTACAGTAACTCACACAGAGTCTGCTGACGAGTTCGGTGACACTGAACTAATCGGTTACATCGGTGGTGGTAAGTCTATCACTGAGAGTGTAGGAGTATACGGTGAACTATCTGCAGCAACTAACGTTGATGACGTAGACTGGGCAGGGAAAGCAGGACTTAAGTACACTTTCTAAACTTTAATATATAAAGTAAACCTATGGGGACTCGCGTCCCCTTTTTTATTCAACACTACTATGAACTTCGCTGTTTACACAAGAAATGGATGCCCATACTGCACACAAATCAAGCAGGTACTAGAGGGAAAGGGATATAATTATAGAGAATATAAACTGGGGGTTGACTTTCAAAGAGAAGCGTTCTATAATCAGTTCGGACAGGGTTCTACATTCCCTCAGGTTGTCTTAAACTCAAGTAATCTTGGGGGTTGTACTGATACTGTTCGATACCTAAAAGAACAAAACCTCTTATAATGGAAGAATTCTATGATCTAGTTGAACGAGCAGTTGATACTGCCTTTGAAGAAAACAAGTTTTACTTTAAGGCATATGATTATCTGGTTGCTAACAAGATCAAAAGAAAACAAATCACAGAGTTCATTGAGTCTGGCACTGCTGTTGGTCTAGGAAATCTAGTTGATGACCTAGAAGGATACATTAAAGGTGGTAAGAAGAATGAATATCTGCGTGAAGCGTATGGTCATCTAGGTAAACCTAGAGCAAGAAAGATAAAGGATTATGTCTATAGCATTCTAAAAGATGCATGGACTTATGAATTATTTAAGAGACCAGGTAGAAAGAAAAGAACTAAATAATATTAGTTCAAACATAGGAGGTTGGTTTCCAAAGTAAACATTAACCAAAGGGGGAACCAATGCTAATAGCACTAGCAGTTTTAGTTACTATCGGAGCATTTCTTTTAGGAATAACGATAGCATGGCAAGCAAAAGGATATGTAGAAGACTACATTGAAAATGCTGCCTACGCAAAGTCAGTTACTCATCCAGAAATGCTAGATGAAGATGGTAACATTATTCACGATGAACTTATCTACGTCAGACCTGCATCACCTTGGGATACACCTCCCGATCTAGATGACGAAGACGAAGAAGAATGATTTCATTATCAAAATTATGGCAACACGAAACATGGATAACAGCAACCCTAGGTTGCTGCTAAGTGAGATACTAAGAAAAGTATCTAACGCAAAAACAAAGAAGGAAAAGATTGCGATCCTTCACAAACATAACTCTCAAGCATTACGTTCTATATTAATCTGGAACTTTGATGAGAATGTTCTCTCTGCTGTACCAGAGGGTGAAGTACCATACACACCTAATGATGCACCTGTAGGGACAGACCATACTAGATTAGAACAGGAGTACAAAGGTCTCTATCGTTTTGTAAAAGGCGGTGCAGATAGTCTCCCTAGTCTAAAAAGAGAATCATTGTTTGTTCAACTACTAGAAGGACTCTCTGCTGAAGAAGCAGAACTTGTTTGTCTAGTAAAAGATAAGACTCTTAGTACAAAGTACAAGAGGATTACTAAAGCAGTTATCTCAGAAGCATTTCCGCAAATCAAGTGGGGTATTAACAGAAGTAAATGAAGGTCATTAAAGAAAACTGTGATCCAAAAGATGCACAGGACAAGTCACTACCATACACTGCCTATCTCGTAGAGTATAAGGTAGATGGTAAAGAACGTTATGATATTTCTATTGCTCAGAAGGCAGTAGATCTTTTTGATTATTACTATGATCTATACAAAAAAGACTTCGTAAAGTTTACCCAAGCAGCAGGTAGAGTCGCACCTAATATGTGGCAGAACCCTGCAGACAAACCAAAGAAAACTGCAAAACAAAAACCTAATCGTAGATGAGTGTAACCTTAGTATCCGTGACACCCGATGCTGAAAAGACTATCGGGTACATTGCTCGTGTGAGTAATCCTAATAATCAAGATAACCCTAAAGTTGCAGGGTTACTTAAGTATTGTATCAAGCATCAACACTGGTCAATATTTGAGCAAGCAAGTATGACCTTGCAGATTGAAACTACTCGTGCTATAGCAGCACAGATATTGAGACACAGATCATTTACATTCCAAGAGTTTAGTCAAAGGTATGCAGATAGTAGTATGCTTGGTGAAGAGATACCTATGGTAGATCTGCGTAGACAAGACGATAAGAATAGGCAGAACAGTATAGATGATATCG